TTGCGGTATAGATTCTGATCTGCTGTATTCAAAAAGAAGATTACTACCGTTGTCATAAGTAGCTTGACCGCTAGGTATGGCATTCTCGTTTTGTAGAGGGATGCATGTTGCATAATTTAAATCTTCTACGGTAATAAATGCATAAGGAGAATTATTGTTACTTTGTGATAAATCTGGTTCACTAGCCTGAAGTCTTTCAATAACAATAGCATATTCAATTTTATCACTTTCTTCAAGAGTTGTGTATGACTCTCTATCGGAAACTCTTGTTCCTGTAACCCATATCTCTCTTGTGTCATTTTCAGAGTCAGGAGCTTGAAGACTAAATGTATTCCCATTTTGACTAGGGCCATCTCTATCAAAGTTATTTACTCGTATAGAAAAGTTTGCATCGTTATCCTTACCAGTTTTATTATAAGTATCGTTAACACGAGGTAAGGCTAGCCAATCACCATTACCTGCAATTCTGTAATAAAAGAAAACACCGTCCATAGACATAGTTACTTCCCCTTCAATATTGTCATCTTGATATCCTCTATGTAAGTTATAAGTGAAAGCTAGTGTTCCTGTTAAATGCGCTTCAGATCCAATTCTAAATCTATCATCAGAAACTGCGCTTGAAACAATATTGGTGAAACTAAGTCCATTAATAGATTCATCATCTACAATATACCATACACCGGATGTGGGTGTATTACTTCCTTTATTCACAATACACTTATTAGCTATTCCGTTTAAAACAGTTACAGGAAATAAATTTGTAAAACAAGTGGTTGGTATAATATCAGGGTTTACATTTGGGGGTCTTATTATTACAGATACATCATTAATATCCTGCTTAAAACCCGTATCCCCTAAAGCATCTGCTATTCCAATTTTAAAATTATAAACACCATCGGGTGTAGAAAAAGGTGCTTGTGTTATTTCACCTGTAGTTGTCTCTATTGTCCAAAGCTGATTGCCATTAACATCTGTAGGGGTGTCTTGCATAAAAAACTTTATGTCTTGTTGTCTAAGCTCAGTGTTGTTACAACCGTTAACAACAGTAGTGCTTAAGTTTCTACTTGGTATAATAACGCTGTTAGATGATTGAACATAAGACTGGTTATACTGATCTAATACCGGATCATTATTACCTAAATCCCCATTTATTGTAAAAAAGCTGGTAACCTCATCGGATACAACTTTAACTGTAACAGCAAACTGATCTTCTTCTGCAGAATTAAATTTATAAACTAAAGAATTATCTGATCCTACTTTAAGATTAAAAGATCCATAATCAGGGCTTTGACTATTTGGTATATTTATAACTATAATATTTTCATTTGTAATATCAGTGTTATTTGGTCCTCTTAAAATACTTTCTAAGGTAATTACTGCGTTTATTATAGGATTACCCTCAGAGCTAAGAGCATATATATTATTCGTAAAAGATTCTCCTGGCGATAAATCTTCTTCTAACACCCAGCTTACAGTGCTTAAATCTGTAGCCCCTGGAAAGTTTTCCAATATATCGGCATTTAAATCTGCTATTAAACCTTCGGATGTTGTCTCCCAGTATATAGGCAATAAAGATTCTTGAGATTCTGTTTCATAAATAGTTAGAGTAGGAACCATAGGCTGACCTTCTGTTTCAGAAGGAAGGCCTAATGGATTAGCAATTCCTGTTTCTGAAGTAGCTAATCTAGCTATATATGGATTAGTATTTAATTGATAAAAATTTCCAGGATTTTTAATTTCATTAGGTATAAACTTCAGCTCTAAAGCACTAGCTATAGTAGATGCAATGTGATCAATAGCATTAGCGCTCGTTCCAGATCTAGGAAAATATTGTTGAGTAGCTGTAGGATCATTTAAATCTAAAAAATTATTAACTCTTCCGTATAACTTTACAGAAGATCTATATTGTTTTTGTTCTGGACCAACTTCTGATAAATCTCTAGGTATTTTATTAATATTATCGTTTATTAAAACAACGTGAGCTGTTTTACCTAATTCGCCGGTAGGAAAATCAATAAGATCAACTGGAGGATCAGAGTCGGGAACCTCTAAAGATATAGGATATCCATCTAAAAATCCAGGTAAATAAGCGTTATAATAATCTTGTTGTGTTTGTTTAACAACAATTTTATAAGAATACCAACCTAAATCGTTTATAATATATGCAAATCTTAATATTGGCACAGTATCAACGGGAGGTTCAACATGTAAATATGAACTATTTACTTGACCTAAGGTTGTTATTATATAACTGCCAGAGTTAGGTTCAACTACATTTGTAACTAAAACAAAATCTTTAAACTTTCCTCTTAAATAATTTCCTTTTTTAGGAATGTTTTCGTTGCTGCTAAAACCATTGTTAAGTGTAAAAGTGTACGTATTATTTATTATAGAATCCCCAGCTATTACAGCGTATCCGTCCCCAGAGGAGGTATCTTTTTGTTGTATTGCGTATAAACCAGGTGTACCTGTACTGTTATTTTTTACAGAAGATATTTGAGAATTAATATTAATAAGTATTGAATCCCCCACCCACTCCATAACATCAGTATCATTCATAGAATCATCGTAAGGGCTATAAATACTTGATCCAGAATAAAAAATACCCGCCTCTTGAAGGCCAATCTTATCTACAGAAGATAATATAACAGGAGATTGCCTGCCAAATTTATCTGATAAAACAAATCCTATTTGGTAATTTCTATTTCTTTTTACAGAATGATTAGGATATTCTACAAAATTATTAAATCTACCAGTTGTATTTTTTTGAGATATTCTACAGTTGTAATTTAAGTTATCCGGTGGAGTGTGCTGGTCAATGTAATTACCATAAATAATTCTATTACCCGCAGTTTCTTGAGAAAAAGCTCTTATAGGCACTTTATCATATACCCTAACTGTTTGAGCCTCTGGAAGGGTTTTGTAGGGTTTACGAGATTGGTATTCATATTCATAAAAACCGTAAGGTCCCTGGGCAGCAACTACTGACACTGGAATGCTTTCTAAAACTTTAACCACTGTACCATCAGCTTCTTTAAACAACAACTCTATTTCTTGGATTTTATAAGATCTAGCTAATGCTGTAGCTGCATCAGGCAATGGCACTGATAAATTTACATTTTGTACATTATTTTTCATAAATTGTACAACAGTAGATTGATAAGTAGCTTCCTCATCTTCTTGTATAAAAAATCCTTTTTGAGTTGGTATATAAGCTATTTGAGTAAATGGAGCCATTAACGAATATTCGTTATCGTCATACTTAAAGCGATAGCTAAATCTAACAAATCTATCTTCTAAAAAATTAGGATCCCCCGGCCATTCGGTATTAGCCGACTCATTACTCATATTGGAGGATATTATAATTATTTCTTGATTTGCGGTTATATTTTCAGTTAAAGCAGGAGAAACCGTAATTCTAGTAGTGCCGCCTATTAGTATCACACTAGCAACAGTTACGTGATCATTTCCACTTATTGGATTAGTTTGCAGTCTTTTCAATACCGTACCCCCTATGTATTTAGAAAGCTCTGTTACTCTATCGCCTGCAACTGAAAAATAGGAGCCAGCACCACCTATAGCAACTAATTCTACTCTTTTGTATAATTTAATTGCTTGATAAGGGTTGTATTTTGCAACAGAAATTTGATGTTCCTCTGTATAATATGGACCATCATCTGTTCTTTGTTGTTGGTTATTAAATAAAGAATTACTACCTGCGCTTAAATCTATATTTATTTTTCTTGGCTGATTACGATTATCTGTCCAAAATAAAAGATTTTCTAATAAATTAATACCTATAATTCTATTAGTTGTAGAAAAATTTAAAAAATGCCCTTCTAACAATTTTGTATATTGATTGTTTGTAGTGTTATAAGAATACAAAAAATGAAATGTATTTGCAGGTGCTGGTGTGGGATTTAGCGGGTTTAAGTCAGTATAATTGGTTAAAAAAACAAATATTTTTTCGCTTGAATCGTCAGGTTTAATTCCTATAATGTTTAATCCAGGTATGTTTAATTCAGTATTTGTAAGTAAAGAGTTTCCTATAACATTTTCTAAAGCGCCTATATCATTATCTTCTGATCTACCTACGGATATATTTAAAGCATCTCTATACTCGCCGTTTGGCAATATTCTATCATCAAGATCTTTATTCATCTTGGATTTTAGAAATGTATTCTTAATTTCTTGAGCCATTTAATTACGATTTAATCCATTTAGATTTACCTCTCATTACCTGTACTATCTCTGATAGTTTAATGTTTGATAACCTTATTTTTGCATTTCTTAATTTAGCTGATCGGTCTCTTTTTAATCTTTGTATAACATATTCGGGTTGATTGATTCTTCCTGCCAATATAGAATACAAAATATGAGCATATAAAGCGTCCTCAGCCATCTTTGGTATCCTCATGTCTAATTCATAAGCTAAGCCATCAGAAATGTATTCTAACACTATTAAACGATCTTTTAAGTTAGATGAGAAAGCTATAGTTCCATCTCTTTCGTTCATGTTAAACCATCCATTTCCCTGAGCATATTGTGGCTCATTGCCATACCTTTGACCTAATAATGGATTACCAGTTAACCATCCGCTATAAGCAAAATAATCTTCAGCAGTTATATTTCCGTTAAGCAAGTTATCATTAGCTGCTGCCCATCTTTCATTTGTTAAAGAAGACCCTTCTAAATTATCACCAAAATTGTCCATTGTGTAATTCCCAGAATCATCTTGTAAAGGAACTTCATAAGGACTAATAGTTAAATCATTAGCTGGATATAAAGGGTGTTTAACACCAATAGCGTCTATATAAGACATACTTACGTAATTAACGTAATCTTGAGGTATTGTAACACTTAAGCTTGGAGGAATTGTTAATTCTTGAGAATTAATACTTTTTAATGTATCATAACTAAATTCTTGTAATCCTCTTTTTGCGTGGAATATAACATCAGTTCTTTTACAATCACTTATTAACTTGTGGGCTCCCACATAAGTAGCTATAAATCCATTTATTACATCATTTAAAGATGTATAACCGTAGCTTCCGTAATTTTCTTCAACAGTTGTTCCAGTAGCTGTTCCTGGAGCGTCTTCTACGCCAAAACTACCGCCATTTAAAATCTTTAATTGTACCGCTATATAATCACCCGCATCTGGAGCAACTGCAAAAGTTATAACGTTATTAGCAACAGTATAAGCTAATGTATACTCTGCATATTTTCCTGGTAAACCTGTTTCGCTTGTATATAATTTAAAATTATTTAAAGTGTAATTTAAAGCGTTGCGGTCAAATGATCCTAGTATTAGATCAGTATCAAATGTTGTAGTTATTACGCCATTTCCATCTGAAATAAATCGCTGAGCTCCAGCGTAATATTGTTCGTTAGTTTCGGTTATTAAACCGCCATTAGGTATAGGCATATCTTATTGTTTTGAATTCATTTGTTCTTGTTGAACTTGTTGCATTGCTACGTTGATTATTTGAGGATCTCTAATTACAACACCTGAATAAAGTAATATTCTTAATATTATGTTAGATTGTTCTGTTTTTGATAATTCAAAATTAGTAGAATCTGTTTGTGTAAATTGATAAAAGTTTTGGCCCGATGGTATTGTAAAATTCCATAGTACATCAGCAGGTTTTCTTAAATAACTAACTTGCACATCTGACGTTATAGTTGTTGGATACAAATATAATTTATTATCTTCATATAAATATATTGGATAAGTTGTCGTAGGGGCTACTAAAGGTGTAGAGTTTAAATATAAAAGCTCATTACGCTGTGTTAATTGAACTTCTTTTGAATTTTGATATGTAACTGTACCTAGCCTATAAAAGTCTTCTGGCAATGCCGTAACAACTATAGAGGCGTTGTTAGGAGGTATAGCGTTAAAAGTTATAGTAGAACCTCCAATTGTAAAATTTACATTAGGTATTCCGTTAATAGTTACAGTTATAACACTATTGGAAAGTTGAGAAGAAGTTATTGACGTAAATTGAAAACTAGAGTTAGTTCCGTTGCCAGTAAAAGTTTGACTGTATGTAGTAACTCCCGATGTAGTTGGCAATGTAAAGTATGAACCAGAATTTAAACTTACATAAGCACAATTTCCATACGCTTTAAATATAGAAATGTCTTGGTCAACATTTTTAATGCGATCACCGTATTCTGTATCATTATCTGGCCTTCGTTCTTGTTGATTTAAAGTATCAAAATAGCTTTCAAATATTTCAAGTTGTACTTGAGTAGCAACTTTATTAAATTCGTCTGGTGATAGGTTACCTCTTTGTTCTTTATTAAGAATAAGTAATACCGTTTTATAAACTATGTCTACATTTACTGCCATTTTATTTCTTTTATTATAAATATTAACCGGTCCCAATTAAGAAACCGGTCAATACTAATTCACCATCTATAATATAATTACGTGTTTTTTTTAAAAACTACTATAAAAACTTCTTTTCTATAGATCTAAATACTTCCATTCCCTCATCGGTCTTAAAGTAAGCAGCCATAGCTGAATACGGATTTTCATCAAAGGGTACTGACATTAATTTTCTGCCATTAGATGCCCAAGAAAAAGTTCTTTGATCTTGAGACAACGATATTATATTTGCTTCTGTCGCTTTAATGGCGATATTACGCAAACCAACATTATCATCTTGTGCTAATTCTAAAAACAATTCTGGGTTTCTATTTGCAAATAACCTTAAATCTCTTTTTATTTCTTTAGAAGATAATTTACTTACTTCACTACCTATTTCTACACGTAGAATGGCTTCGGCATCGTCAATATCCATTTCTCTTGCGAATACTGCTGCATCTGTTTGTAAGTCAAGCATTTCTAAATCGTCGTACGCTTCTTCAACTGGATCATATTCTTGATACAACTTGTTTCTTAAAGGGTGATACAATGAAAGTAATTTTTGTAAATTTTGTTGTTCTTTAGGAACTCTTAAATCACCATTTCTAAACATTATATGCCCCATTGTTGCTTCTCCTTTTTGATTATCTTTAAACGGAGAATCATGATTTGTTGCATACCTTAATTCTTTTTGATTACCTGTTTCTTTGTCAAAATAAAGTAAAGCATGTTTACGAGTATGCTTACCTGGTATTGTCAATGTAAGTGGTGTATCTCTACCTGTTAAATAATATATTCTATCTTTAATTTCCCACTCAGGTTTTGCTGGTTCTACGGTTTCAACGTGTTGCCATTCTTTTGTTGTTTCAGTTGGTTCAACTGATGTTGTAACTTCATTTATAGACTCTTCTAAGTCTACTTGTTTTGCAACCGCTTTTTTTGGTTGCGCTTTTTTATTTGCCATAATATGATATAATTTAATAGTTTAAAAGTAATGATTACCCCCGTCATTACAACAGGGGTAACTATTACATTATTGTTGACTAATTATAGTCCTCTGAATAATACAAAGTTGTTAGCAGCTTGTGTTACTAAACATCTTTCAGAAAGGAAGTTTACTTCCATTGCATCAAGTGTTGAGTTACTAGCTCCACCAACAGATCCTGTTAACCAAGACTTCATTCTACGATCATCAGTTTGAGAAGCTCTATATCGTACGTGCAAAAATGGACGTCTGATATTTGTTCCTAATACTTGATCATAAACAGTTGAAGTTCCAGCTGGTACTAATACACCTTCAATTGAATTAACTCCATTGATTGCTCCACGAGTAGATGCATCATTTAAGTATTTCCAATCTGTTTTGTAAAAGTCATAAGATCCTCTACGGAATCCACTGAATCCTAAGTTAAGCGCCATTTCAGAAGAGTTTTCAAACAATCCAAAAGCAACTCCACCCGTTACACCACTAGAAATAGCAGCTAACATATCATCAAAATCCAAAGAAGTTTGACGTTGTAAAAACAACATGTTTTCTTCAATAGCACCTTGAGTGTCAAGATTCTTAAGAATGTTATCAAATTCAGTTAATCCTTGAGCAGCAGTAAAGCCAGTCTCTACGTTTCCTCGAGCTTGAATAGCAGCAAATAAACCTTGTGTTCCTGGGTTAAGTAAATTTTGATTTGCAGCAGCTCCTGCATTTAGATTTAACTCACCTTCTACCATTGACATTTCTAAGTAGTCTTCAAAACGTAAACGTGTTTCAGATTCAGCCTTTAAATACCAAAGGTATCCATCAGTTCCATCTTCAGTTGCTACATTCACCCATCCGATCTGTGCAGTATCTGATCCAGATACAACATACTGATCTCTAATGATAATTGGCGAGTTTGAAAACTGCGTTAATACAGGTTCAACAGTTACTCTAACCGCTGAATTTCCAGCTCCAGCACCAATAGTGGTACCTTTAGAATAATCAGATCCATAAACGAATATTTTTAAACCAGCAGGCGCTCCAAAAGTTGCTCCTAATGTAAGTCCGCTATAAAGCTGAATTGTCAAAGCTCCTGTTCCAGCCGCAGCTCCTGAAGCTGTAACAATACCTTTTGCTTCTAATCCAGACACGGGGTCAAGAATAACAATAGTATCATTAATAGAAATAACATTTACAATTTGCGGCACTACACCAGCAGCTGTTACAGGTATCAATAAGCCTGTTCCAGCAGCCCCACCTGTAACGGTAACGTTAGCGTAAGAAATGTGTAAACGATTTTGTTCAGACCAAATTACTTGATCAGATGTCATTGGCATTTCAGCGCCAACCATTTTTAAGAATCCAGATAACGTACGGTTTCCGTAACGCTCTACCTCTGCTTCATAAATTTCTGGTAAATATTGCTGAGCAAAATCAGCAAAGTTTCCTGGTACACCAGCAGCTCCGCCGTTGTTGTTCCATTGTAAATAATTTGACGCAAGTAATGATTGCGATTGTGATGGGACAATGCTCCCAAATTGTGGTAATAAACTCATAATTTTTAGTTATTAAACTTTTTAATTTTCAATTTTGACGAGTCCGCTCCAGAAACTGATTTAATCTTGTATGCTCCAAACCTTGCGCTGTCAACAGGTGCTGCTTTTCTAGCCCCTGACGATGTGTTATTAGATTTGTTTACAACATCTCTAATAGCATCTGCTTTGCCTTGTTCGTAAAAGTGATTCGCCATTTTATCTGCGTTTGCACCTGCATACAATGCTTTGTGATACCCTGCGGTATCTTTAATAACACCGTCATCTCCAAGGAACTTCCCTAAAAAATTACCAATGTCTGATTGTTTCTCTGCAACCTGCGAAGGGTTTTGTATGCCGTATCTAAATTTTTTCTCACCTAATGTAAAATCGAAACCTTCGAAATTTTCATTAAGTAATTCATTAGTGTTAGCTTTAAACTTTTCGTGGTTTACTGTGTTTCTGTCCTGATCCTCTTTATAACGATTAAAAAAGTCCGATGCTTCTTGTTGATTTTCTGACAAAGATGGTGACTTCAACTTGATGTCATCATAATACTTTGTCTTTGTATCTTCTAAAAACGTACGGGCTTTTGCAACCTCTTCTTTATATGCAAGCTTCTTTCTTCGAATCTCACGTTCTTCATCTATCTCTTCATCAAATGCAAAATTGTCTTCAATCATAAAGTCAATTTCTTCTGCACTTAAATGAGATTTAGTGTTTTTATAATATTCTTTTACTAATACGTCACGATCTAAATCTTCGTAATTTGTGCTTAGCCTAATGTAATCTTGCATTGTACCTCCGGTATCTTTCATAAAATCAACTAGCTTGCCTATGTTTTCAGGCAAAGTAGGTTGTACCAATGATTCAATTACTTTTTCTTCTTTTTTGTTTTCTTGGGTAACTTCTTTAATGACTGGTTCGGATGTTCCCGCGACCATCGTCGGGCCATCTTCGGCAGATTCATCCACATCCACTTTCTCTGCGCTTGGCTCTTGAACGGCATTAGTTTCTTCTTTAGGAATTACTACTCTAGTTACATTACTGGGAACATCTATAAGCGGCTCTTTGTTTTTGGCTGCAAATTGTTCGTCAGTTAATTTTGGTTTGGATTGTATCTTAAAAGATCCCTCCGTTTTTACTTGTTCACTCATGATATGATATTATATAATTATTAAATACTTATTTAAGAAGGTCCAAACGAAGATAAATCTCCAAATCCGCCCATTACGTCATTGCCAGATGATTCAAAATCCTTAGGCATGCCTTCTGTTTGTCTTTGTTGTATCATTTCACTTTGCTGAGTACCTTCTTTTTCTATTCTTTTATCTTTACGATTTTCAATTTCTTTTTCTTTTTCTTGCGTTGCGGCCACTGACGCTTGAGCCAATTGAATGTTGTATTCAAATTCAGTAGCCATTAACTCTTTTTTAATTTGAGCTTCCGCTTGCATTCTTTGCATTTCAAAACCAGCTTTAGCTTGTTCTATTGCAACTTTTTCAGAAGTTAATGCCTGTTGCTTTTGCACTTCAGCCATAGCTGCTTTTTCTGCTAACTGAGCATTCGCTTGCGCTTGCGCTTGGATATTAGCTTGTTGAGCTTCTTGAACTTTTTTAGCTTTTTCAGTACGCTTTAATTTAAGCATTTGATTAGCTAATTTTAAATTTTTAACTTGATTAATATCTATTACATCCTCAATATCAATTTCTTTTGCTTGCAAAGATATTTGTATATTTCTTTCCAGGCCTGCTTTTTCTTCTTCATCTGGCTCCATTTCTAAAAATATACCAAAGTCATGCAAGTTAAGTTTTTCTATTTCTTTTAAAGTTTCTACATTAAATGTAGATATACTATTCATTAAAGAATTTTTAGTAAGTGGAAAGTTTAAAACATCTGCAATTTTTAAAGATATATTTTCACAGGTGCTTAAAGATAAATATATACTTGCATCTTGTATATGTTTTGTAGCAGTATTAGAGGCGTTAGCAGCCATTTTTTGTAAACCAACTAAAGCGTTTGGATCTGGCATTGCTCCATCACGAGCTTCGTTTAAACCAGTTACATCTCTAATCATTTGCAGGTTATAATTGTATGCAGTTATTAAAGCTTGTATTTTGCCAATACCACTTGATGATGATAATTCTTGAATAGGGACTTTACCTCTATTCATATCACCTTCTTGTGTAAGAGACCTACCTACTACAGAACCCGTTTGAAAATACATGTTTAATGCTTCCGCTGGATTGTAATTTGTACCGTTACCTAAATCAACTTCTGCTAGCCCATCCATATCTAAAAATATACCATCGGGAACCATTCTAGATAACACCTGCTGCATCTTTAAATGAGTAAGCTGTATTACATCTGCAAAACCTATACACTTGCTTATAAGTGATTGTATAACTCCTTTATACATTCTAGGTGCGCACAATGAATAACTCATTTCAACACGAGTAGTATCAGCCATTGGTCTTGTCATATTTTCAGACATTTCCCATTTAAGCATCATATCTGATCCAACAACCTTAGCTCCTTCATATAACACTTCAATTGATCTTGACACCCTGTCAAAGTTATCATTAGCAGGAGGATTAAACGCGTCTGTTTTCTCAATAGCTTTTTCTAATCCATTATCGGTTTTCTTTATTTTAAAAACTTGATCAGTATAAGTCTTGTACTCAAAGTACATTACTTGAACAGTATTGTAATCGTAGTTTTCAAAGCCTCGTATAAGTCTACGGTTACCTGGTGATTTTTGAATTCTTTCTAGTTCCTCGTCAGAAATGTGAGGAAATTCTTTTTTAAGTTCTGGTATAGTTATAGATTTAACTTCACCTACATAATATATATCATCAAAATTTGGGTCTTCAGTATAAGACCAAACACAGTAAGCGGGATCAACATAGTTAACTACTATGCCTTCTGCTGGATTAAACGATGTTTTTGTAATACCTATTCCAATATTAACTAAATCTTGATTATATCTTGCTTTAGTTAAATCAAATTCATTGGTAGCTAATATAGTATTAATTGCCTCTTCCTCTGCTATTTCAATAGCCGGCTTATACTTTAGCTGCATGTGTAAATCCATTTCTTCAGCATTACCTGGTAAATTTTCTGTAGAAACAGGTGATCTTGCAAAAGACATTCCTGTTAAAGAACCTGCAATTTTTCTTTGTTTTTTAGTATTAGCATCAAATTTAACGTCACTAGCGTATTTTGTTCTTTTTTGCAAAGACTCTGGATCTTGCGCATACGATGTAATATCATATTGCTTTTGAGTAATACCATTTGCAACTATATTTGAAAACTTTGAAAGTATTGGTACAGGTTTCCAATCTAAGTTAAGATAAGATAAGTCACCATTAATAGCTAACTCGTCTTTATACTTTTGTACGCTTTGTTCTCCACGAGCATATAACCTAAGGTTATGAAAGTTATTCCAGTTAGAAGCGTATCTGTTGGATCCAC